GGCGCGGCTTGATCTGCCCGTCGCCGGCGACAACTTCCTGCCAGTAGCAGTCGGCGCCGCAGCTGCGGCAGGTCAGGTCTTCCTTTGCGAGCCGAAGCGGCTTGCGTCGCGGGGCGAAGTAGCCGAAGTCACCTTCGTGGTCGCCGCCCATAAGGTTGTTCAGCGCATCGTCTGCGTGCTGTCCCACGATTAATCCTTCCGGTAGCGGTAGTCTTCGAACCCGCCAGCAGCTAGCGGCATGCCCGCGCCCCACGGCGGCGTCGCCGCGAGCAGTTGGCCCAGGTGGTCGGCGTTGAATTCGGGGGAGTCGGGAGCCTCGGTCACCACCTCGTCGTGCACGGTGAGCACGATCTGGTAGCCGGCCGCCTCGATGGCGGGCATGTTCCAGGCCATCACGTCGCGCGCGACGGCTTGGCAGATGTTCTCGAACAGCTTTCCGCCGTAGGTCTTCAGGCGTTGCCACTGCCGGCTGTACTGGTTGACCCCCATGTACGTGATCTCGCCGCTGTCGCTCACCTGCGGCGACGGGTAGCACAGGGCGCGGCCGCTGGGCAGGCCGATGCGCAGCCAGTTGCCGTCGCGGCGCACCTTCAGCTTGCGCGCGGTGAGGGTCACGCCCGGGTGCTGGATCGCCTCGCGCACGGTTTCCTCGAGCTCCGGCCAGTAGGACGCGATGGCCGGCTGGCCGTTGCGCCAGCCACGCTTGAAGGCGTCGCACACCACAAAAGCCTTGTCGCTCAGCCCGTAGGTGTTGCGCTTCTGATCGCGCGACCACTGCAGGAAGCCTTCAGCCTCGATGCGCAGCTCGGTTGGCAGCAGCCCGTAGGCGTCCTCGGCCATTTCCTCCAGGTCGATGCCGTAGGTAAGTGCCCCGGTCAGGTACGCGCCGACGCCGCCGGCGTACTGGAGCATTAGCTCCATCACCTTTCCGATCTGGCGCTTCGGTCCTTTCACGTCGGCGGCGTCGACGTGGAAGGCCTTCGCGTAGGCGAGCTTGTAGAGGTCGGGGCCGGTGCCCGCGTCGTATGCCGCGAACGCGCGCAGCTTCCAGTCCTCGCCGGCCAGCCACGCCGCGTCGCGGCCTTCGATGTTGGCCAGGTCGGACACCACCAGCTTGCGGCCAGCAGGTGCCACCAGGCAGCCGCGCACCGCGGAGCTGGCCACTGCCATGACGTTGTCGAACAGCAGGTCGGCGCAGCCGGCGCGGATCGCTTCGATGCCGGTGCTCACGAACTCGGCGACGTTCTCGTCGGAGGTGTTAGGCGCGCTGCGCAGCTTCAGGTACTTGCTGGTCTTGATCTCGTGCCGGTGCCACTCGGCCGCCGCGGCCACGTCAGGGCGGGCAAGGTTCTGGGGCTGGAACAGCCGGCCAGACCACCGCCCCGTTCGCCCGGCGCCGCAGAACTGCAGCAGCCCGCGCAGGCGTCCGTCCTCGCTGGCGCCGCGGATCAGCGCGCCGTACTTGCTGGTGCTGTTGCGGCCGGCCTGCAACCGGATGGCCAGCAGCTCGCGCACCGGCGCCGGCAGGCTCGGGTCGTCCACGCGCCGCTCGAGCGTGCTGGCCTGCATGTCGGGCAGCGTGACCCCGTACTCGTCGAGGATGTGGGCGAGCAGCGCGTCGCGCTGGGTGGTGCTACCCACTGCGCCGTCGGTGATCTCCACGGTCTGCTCGGCGAGTGACCGCTGCGCGCGCTCTGCGGCCTCAATGGCTGCCTGGGCGAACTCCAGGTCGACGGCCACGCCGCGCTCGTTGATCTTCGCGTCGAGGTGAAAGAGCTCCAGCTCGCGGCCGGTGTAGTTCCAGCTGGGCATCTTCGCGCGGCACGCGCGCATGGCCAGGATGTCGGCGTCGGCGTACTCGACGAAGCGGCGCCACTCTTCCGGGTGCGTCGCCTTCGTGGCGCGGCGCAGCTTCATGTTCTTCGGTCTGGGCATGCAGAACAAGCGCACCAGTTCCTTGCCGACCTTCAGCTTGCGCTGGTCCTGCGCCACGTCCAACACTTCGCACAGCCGCTCCAGGCCGCCGGGCAGGGAGTGGGCCAGGGCCTGCGCCATCGTGCAGCGCCAGCGGTGCAGCTGTTGGGCGGCGGTGCGCTCGACCACGCTGCCCGCGTGCCGCAGGATGGTGCGGTCGAACCCGACGTTGTGGAAACAGATCTCGACCTTCTCGTCGCACAGCGCGCGCCACAGGTCGTCGGGCATCGTGTGCGTGGCTTCGGTCACGCGCTCGTCGAGCAGCGGCTCGTGCCAGCTCACCTCGCCGTTGACGCAGTCCCAGACCTTGACCGGGCCGTCGTCGAACGCGTAGGCCCACAGCATGATGTGCGCGGCGGCGGCGTACTGGTGCGTGCCGTCCTTGAGCGGCCGCTCGCAGTAGGTCTCCAGGTCACCGTACAGCGTGGTCACTGCTGGGCCTTTCCAGATCCATCAGTACCTGCAGTGCAAAACGTCTGGGAATCGGGGCGTGACACGCCACAGGTGTCGATGCGGTTCGCAAGGAACGCCACGGCATCAATGCGGGTGGCGACCTCTTCGCCGGAGCCGCAATGGGATGTGGTCAGCCTGCGCAGCAGCCCGGCTGCGGCGGCCAAGCTGTCAAGGATCTCGGCCGTCAGCGGTGGGACGCGAGTTGACGATTGCCAGCGCACCCCCAGCCCAATGAAGAGACGCCACTGGTCGTCGATCTTTCGATAGTCCGCGCCGCTCGGGCTGCGCCACATTGCTTGCCACGGGCAGTGGCAGCGGACGTGTTCGCTCAAGTCTTTGTTGCAGGCTTGGCAGATGGCCGCTGTCGGGAAGCACTCGCACGGCTTGCCTTCCATGAAGCGGTTGCAGTATTCGATGGGGGTACAGTCCTTCGTCATTCGCGGCTCCTGATGTAGCTGGCGGCGCTGTAGGGCTTCGCGTCCGAGAACGCTTGCTCGGCGGCAAGCGCACAAGCCTCACGTTCTGCGGCAACCCCGGCTTCAAAGCACATGGCGATGAGCTTTCCTACATCACCGGCCCGCTGGGCGCGCGGCAGCAGTTCGCGGAAGGCGTCGTGCAGGTCGTAGGGGATGTTGCAAGCGACGGCGATTGGCTCATCCATGATCGGCTCCATCAGACGGTGTCACGCCAGCGGTGCCGGCAAGCTGCTGCTCCAGTTCGGCAACGCGGGCCTCAGCCTTCAACGCCCGCTCGCGCAGCTTCTTCTGTGCCTCGTAGGCGTGCCAGCTACTGCCGGCGCGGACGCTTTTCTCGATGGCCTCGACCTGTTCCGGCGTGAGTTCGGTCAGCGGCTTGGCCGGGTAGACGATCACCTGTCCTGCCGTCCAGTCGAAGCCTGCTGCGATGCTCTCCACCTCGGTGGTGCCGTGGCCGGACATGCCGCCTGGGTTGTGCTTGCGGATCGTCAACCGCATGGGCCTGCTGCCGCTCAGGTTCTGGCAGCGCACAAGGTGCTCGATGGCTGCCTCCAGGGTGAAGTGAGGGTCAGCCATTCTTGTCCTCCGAAGTGCCCAACACGCCAGCGGTACGCATACGAGCGCGCCCCTCTTGCGCCCGCTCCCATGCCGCCACGTCCTCGCGGTGCTTCCTGCGACGGTGCATGGCGATCAGGATCAGTGCGGCAACAGGGCCGGTGCCGAACAGCAGGGCGGCGAGTCCGATGGTGCTCATGGCTAACCCTCCCCAGGTATTGCCACGCCAGCGGGCGCTTCCGGCGCAGCGTCGAGCATGGCCCGATACATCGCGCCGGTGACTTGAGTGACATGGCCGGAACGCTCAGCCCACACATCGGCACCGGCCCTGCGCATCGCCTTCGTCGGCTCCACCGGGACCAGCTTGTAACCAGCCGATGCGGGCAATGCCACGCCACAGGCGGCGCGCATCCGCTTGAAGTTCTCGATCGCCGCGTTCAGGGCATCGCCAACAGCAGCGGCGTCCTCGTCGTGCCAGTCGGTGCCACTGTCGTTGCCGAAGGTTTCGTCCATCCAGGCCAGCAGCATCTGCGCATCGGTCAACGGGAGCGGGACAGTTTCAGCGGCCATCGTCGTGCCCCTTTGCAGGTAATGCCACGCCAGCGGTGCCTGGAATAGGCCCTTCGTACCGCTCGCGCACGCTGCCGTCGGCGTTGTAGTGGACGGCGTCGTAGTGGACGGCGTCTGCCCGAGGCGTCCGCACGTCGTAGCCCGGCCGGTCCCAGTCGCGGCCGACGGCGCCGGCCAGCAGCCGGTAGCTCGGGTCGCGCTGCATGCCGAACTGCTCCTGGTTGCGCAGCACCTCGTGCACCGCGGCGTGCAGGCCGGCGTGCTTGGCGAGCACCTTGGCTTCGACCGCGCGGCCCACGGCCAGCAGCGTGGTGCTGCTGGTCCAGCCGGCCGGCGCGCCGACAACGGCGTCGATGATTTCTTTGTCAGTGAGCATGGTGTCCCCCGTGTCCTTTGCACTGCGGCCTGTTACATGGCCCCTCTCCGCGTGTGAGGGCGGCCGCAGTGCGAAGGATCCGGCCCGAAGGCCGGGGTGATAGGTCAGGCCAGCGCGTCGGCGCTGGCGCCGGCCGCGATGTCTTCGAAGTCGTCGGGGTTGGCGACGCTGCCGCCGCCGAACGCGTCGCCATCGCGCAGGAACTGGACGCCCAGCAGCGTGCAGCGGATGGCCTTGCCGTACTGGTTGTCCTGCGCCCAGAACTCCACGCTGGCGTTCACGTAGCAGCCGGCGTAGGGCTTGCCGTCGGCGGCCACCAGCGGGTTCTTCGCCTGGTCGAGAACCAGCGGGCGGCCCTTTTCCTGCGGGCGGGTGGTGGTCAGCGCCCAGTTGCCGGCGTAGCCGTCATAGGCCTTCGTGTTGCCGTCGACGAAACAGCACTTGTTCGACGTGCCCAGGATGCCCGGCAGGATCTGCGGGGCCTTGGCGCCCCACTTCTCTGCGGCGACGGCCTTGATCGCCGCGTCGATCGCCGCCTTCTGCGGGTGGTTCGGCGGCAGCAGGAACGAGGCGCGATAGCTGAAGGGGCCGGCGCCCTGGAACTGGACGGCCTCGAACAGGTCGGGGAACGAGAGCCGAACGTCGGCGAGTTTGAGCTTGCTCATGGTGGTGCTTTCAGGTGGTGAAGAAATGAAGTTCGGCGGCTTTGCGCAGGCAGCACGCCTCGAAGAAGTCCCGCGTCGTGCCCAAGTGGTGCGCCTTGCGATCGCTGCGGATGTAGGCTTGAAACGCTCCGACACCCGCGTGCCAAGCCACGCCGGAGATTCCGGTGGTGCTGCGTGCTTGCGGACGCCGGTTTTCCGATTGCTGTCGCGGCGTCGCCCAGCGGCAGTTGTTCGGGTCGTAGTTGCCGTTGTTGTCTCGGCGGTCTACCGTGTGGCCGGGCGGGCGCGGCCCCATGTCGGCAATGAAGCTCTCGACGCTATCGCGCCAGCGATCGCAGACCACGATCCCCCGCCCCCCATACCGAGCCCAGGACTTGTCGGCAGGGTTGTGGCATCGCGACTTCATCGCGAACCACACCTTGTAGAGCAGCGAACGTTCGCGCGAGCTCATGCCAAGTCACTGGCCTCTTCGGCCACGGGTTCGAAGTCGTCGGCGACGTTGGGCGGCACCCAGGCGTCGCGCTTGTCGGAGGCGGGCGCCACCGAAGGCTTGGCCTCGGCGCGGCCGATCAGCGGCGCCAACTTGGGCCATTGGCGCGGGCCGATGTCGCCGGCCTTGTGCAGCTTTTCGGCCGTGGTCGGCGAGATCGGGGAAAGGTCGAAGGCCTTTTCCACCGGCAGGCGGAAGGTCTCGCGCAGCATCTTGATCGCCGCGTCCTCGTCGACCCACTTGCGGTTGCCCTGCTTGCCCAGCACCAGCTTGAAGCCGGGCACGGGCTTGCCAGCCAGCAGGCGGCGCTCGACTTCCGCGCGCACGGCTTTCAGCCAGTGCTCGATCAGGTCGGCGGCCGACATGGCGGTGGCCAGGTAGTCGTCGGACAGCGCGCTGGTGAACTGGGCGTCCAGCTTCGACAGGTTCGCCGGCGGATCCACGACGTCGAAGTCGGCGCCGGTGGTCTGCTCGACGAAGTCCGCCAGCGCCGGGCAGGCGGCCTTGTTGGCACACCAGCGGCACTGCTTCTCGCCGGGCTGCAGGCCCAGGTTGCCCGGGGTCTGGTTCAAGGCGGCGCTGGCCGCGACGCGCGCGGTCTCGCCGAACGAGCGCAGCTGGTCGACCGTGATGCTCCACTCGCTCACGTGATGCAGCCGCGGCTGGATCACCACCATGCGCACCGTCTTGAAGTCGTTCACGAGCTCGAACTCACGCAGCGCGCCCAGCGCGTACATCTGCAGCTGCTCGTTCTCCACCGCGTCGACTTCCACGCCGCGGCCGAACTTCAGGTCGGCCACGATCAGCTCGTCGCCGGCCACCACCACGGCGTCGCTGGTGCCCTTGGCGCCGTCCTCGCCGGTGATGTGGTCGATCGGCAGGCGCTGTTCGACCAGCAGCTCGCCGCCGGTGCCGTCGCGCAGCTGGCGCACCAGGTCGACGTAGCGCTGCACGGCCTCGGCCATGTCGGCGTCGACGGTGAAGGCCTGGCCCTCGACGGTGATCACCCGACCGATGTGGTCGGCCGCGTTGCTGTCGGTCTCCAGGCATTGCTGGCCCAGTTCGTGCGCCGCGGTGCCCTCGCGGCTGTACTCATTGCCCTCGGTGCCGCCGCGCCAGCCGGCGCAGCGCATCCAGCCGGCCGCGCCGCTGGGGCTGCAGATAGCGTGCGTGCGGATGTCACTCATGGTTGCGCCCCTTCGTGTGCGCGCGATGGCGCTGGACGTTGCGGGCTTTGACGGCGGCGCGCTGCACGGCGCGGTTGCTGCTGCGGCGGCCGCCGTTGCGCGAGCTGCCGACAGTGCGGGACGGAGCGGCGGTCTTCGGGGCCCGCGGCGCATGGGCGCTGTGCATGACCTGCGCGGCCGCGGCGCCCATGCTCGCCATCATCCCCACGGCCAATGCCGCGAGCAGGCGGGTCGACTTCATGCCAGCGCCTCGTCCGCGGCCTTCACGAAGGCGGCGTAGTCGTGCAGCTGCAGCTTGTTGCCGTGGTCGACGGGCTGGCCGTTGACGCCGGTGAACTTGCCCAGCGTGGCCAGCGCGATCTCGCGGCTCTTCTTCGACAGCGCCAGTACCTTGGCCTGCACGACCTTGTAGTCGATCGGCTGGTGGAAATCACCCTCGGCGCCAGCGGACCCACTGGCCGCAGGCTGGGCAGATGCCTGGGTGCCGGTGGATGCAGACACGTTTCCCTCGGGCTGCGCCTGCGGTGCCGCGGTCGGCGCGGGAGTGGCGGCGGGCTTGGCTTCGGCCTTGGGCTTGTCGGCGACGGGGGCCGGCGGCGTGATCGTCGGCTGGTTCGCGGCGGGAGCCTTGCCGAATGCGGCCAGGGCGGTCAGCAGTTCCGTCGCGGAGCTGCAGGACAGGTGGACGGAGACATCACCGAGGGTGAAGTCGGCAGATGCGTTGGAAAGCGCAGCGCTCATGGGAGAACCTTTCAGGTGGTGGGTGGAAATCAGCGGGCGGCGCGCAGCGGGCAGCTGCGGCCTTCGTTGCAGTTGCCGTTGCAGCAGCCGGTGGTGGCGAAGCGGCGGCGTGCCAGCGCGTCGCGCTTGGCCTGGGCGTCGTGCATGTGGGAGAGGAAGCGGGAAGCTGCCGGCCAGTCGCGGCGGATCTGGGCGGCGAGCGTGGCGGCGCCGAAGATGGCGGCGCGCTGGCTGTGGTGGCGGATGCGCCAGTCGAGCACCCGGTTGATCAGGCGGCCGATCACGACTTGATCGCCTTCAGGGTTTCGTAGGCCTGCAGCATCTGGACGATGTCGCCGCTCATCACGGCCTTGTCCGCGGCTTGCAGGTCCTGCTCGATGAAGGCCGCGCCGAACATGCCTGCGGGGCCGATCTCGCGGTAGTGGCCGAGCACTTCACGCACTCGCGCCATTTCGAGCGGAAGCGCCTCGGCCAGCGACATACCGGCCGCGCTCACGACACCACCTCCGGGCAGCAGGCGACCATCGCGTCGGCGTAGCTCCAGCACTCCACCGCCAGGGCGTCCGGCGTGGCCGGCTTCATGCCGGTGGCCAGCTTGCCCTCCAGCGCGGCGGCGGCGAACAGGTCGCGGGTGCGGCCCTCGGCCACGGCGGACTGGATGTGCTGGGCCACCCAGGGCTTGGCCTGCTGCACCGTGTACGTTCCGGCGTGCAGGCCGGCAAGGATGTCGTCGAGGGTGGGGATCACCTGGTTCACTCCGAATACCCGGGGTATCCGGGCTGTTGGGAGTGAATTTACCTGAGGGTATCGTTACCCGTCAATACCCTCGGGTAAAAGAATCTCTAGGTGGAAACCCTAATGCGCCGGTCTGTTGGCGTTGCGCCGCAGTCTCCTGCACTCGCGCTCATCGACCAGCGTCTTGAACCTGTGATCGGCGACGGAGATCCACTGCATGTTCGCCGGCGAGTCCTCGCCGCCGGCGCAAAGCGGCCGTACGTGGTCAACATGCCAGCCCGCGCACGCGCCGCGGTGCTGGCCGGTGGAGGGGCAGGGGTGATCCGCTCGGAACGCGCGCACCTGGGCGCGATCTCGCGCAATCGATTGCGCGGCGACCAGCAGGATGGCGAGGGCTAGCGGAAGTAGATGGCTGTGACCAGCCATGCGAGCAGGAAGAATGCTGCGAAGCCGGTCAGCAGCTTGTTCTGGAATCGGGCCTGCGCGAGCTCTTCGCGCAGCTGGCGCTCGGTCTCGGTCATCGCGTCACCAGGAACGCGAGCCAGAGCAGGGCCACCGGGATGGCCGCCGCCCAGCGTGCCACCTTCATACCACCATCCGCGTTGTCGCGGCCGGCCAGCAGCACGATGCCGCCAACCAGGATCCCCAGCGCGCCGCCGATCGAAGCGTCGACAAGGCCGGCCGCGGCGCTGTACCAGAGCGGCGCGTCAGCGCTGCGCGCGAGGTAGGTGGCTGGCAGCCAGCCGATGGCGATCGACAGGCCCCAGAGCTGCAGTAGGCGGCGCAGGTGTTTCACAGGCCCCCGATGCCGCTGCGGTGCACAACGCGGCCGATGATGCGCACGTGTTCGGTCTCGGGTCCGGTGAGGTCCAGCCCCTTGAATCGCGGGTTGTCGCTCTCGATGCGCAGGCCGCCACCGGGGAGCAGGTGCAACCTTTTCACCCGCTCGCCACCCTCGTACCAGAGGGCGTAGACCTTGCCGTCGACGACGTCGGTCTGCGAGGTGTCCACCAGAAGGCTGTCGCCGTCGTGGATGGTCGGCTCCATGCTGTCGCCGGAGGCGCGCATGGCGGCCAGCTTGTTCGGCTTGAGCCGCATCAGCCGGACCCACTCGGTGCGAAAGGCCTGCGGGTTGTCCTTCGTGAGCTCGATCTGCACCTGGTCGTGGCCGTTGCCGGCCGACAGGTGCACGTCCAGGCGGGGCACCATCACGAACTCGCCGTCGGGCAGGTCGTCAGGGTGCTCCCATGCCAGGATGGGCGTCATGCCGTAGGCGGCGCGCGGCTCGGCAACCGAACTCGCCGCTACATCCAACTGTGCCCCGCGCGCGAGCAATTCCGCCTTCCGTTCATCGAGGAAGGATGCCACTACCCGACCGTCTTCGGACTCGGCGCCGAGTGACACCCCTGGCTTGCTCAGGATCTGAGTGAATTCCTGAATGCGCTTGACCACTGCTTCGGTCAGGGCGGGTGGCTGCTGGTCCCAGAAGCCCACCGGAAGGTGGAACGCGCGATTGCATGCCGCCATGATCTCGAGACCGATCCCCTTGCGGCCGGGCTTCCCGCCCGGATAGAACAGCCGGTTGACATAGGTGGCGTCTTTGCCGATCTGGCGTGCTAGCTCTGCAGCGTTGCCGTCGCACAGCTTGTCGCGGATTTCGGCCAACAGCTGCTGGTGGCGAGACAGCTCGCCTCGTTGGGGGACATGGGTCAGCTGCATGCTGCCGATTTTGTACCTGTGGGTACTTTCGACATAGGACCCATGGGTATTGCGCAAATCATTACCTTCGGGTATCTTTGCGGCCAGCCCATGGACTTCCGCACCTTCTATCGCCAGCTGACCCCCGACCAGCGCGAGGCCTTCGCAGCGAAGGTTCACACCACCGTCGGGTACTGCCACCAGATCGCCTGCGGCAAGCGGATCGAGCTCGGCCTGGCCGACGCCATCGTCGCCGTGTCGGCCGGTGCTGTAACCCTGGGCGAGATCAACTTGACCGACCGAGCCAAGGCCCAGGACGGCGTCCGCAAGGGCCTGCCTGACGCCGTGCCGACCTGAACACCTGGAGTTGCTGACCATGTCCGAATCCTCACCTGCGCCGCTGCAGCACCGCACCGGCGTGCACAGCCCGATCGGCACGCTGACCGAACCGCTGCAGACCAAGGTCGACGCCGACACGGAGCAGGCGTTTCGCCGTATCTGCGCGGAGGCTGGGACCGATGCTGCCGGCGCGCTGCGCAACTACGTGTGCAAGGTGGTTCACGGCAAGACCTTCGACGAATTGAGTTTCGAGGCTTCCCAGCGTAGGCGGCTCATGCTCAGCGTGGAAGCATCGAATGGGAATCTGATCGGAAGCCCTTCATGACCGTTTCGCAGCGGCCATTCACGGGCGCCCAGCGCCCTTTTTTTGACGCTGGTGGGGTAGGACCAGTCCTGCGCGCGTCGGACGGTGCAGACACAGCAGGCGCTTCCTATGCTGAATTCCTGCGCCGCAAGACGCGCATGGATCCCGACACCGGGCTTCGCAGCTTCCCGGACCTTCCCGCTCAGCTCTTCCCGTTCCAGCACGACATCGTGCGGTGGGCGCTGCGCCGCGGGCGCGCTGCGGTGTTCGCGCAGACCGGATTGGGCAAGTCGTTCATCGAGCTGGCCTGGGGGCGCGCTGTGCATCAGGAGACCGGCGGCAACGTGCTGCTGCTGACGCCGCTGGCGGTGGCTGCGCAGATGGTTCGCGAGGCCGAAAAGTTCGGACTGCCGGCCAAGCAATGCGCCACGCAGGCCGATGTCGAGCCGGGAATCACGGTCACCAACTACGCGAAGTTGCACCACTTCGACCTGTCCAAGTTCGTCGGCGTCATCCTCGATGAGAGCAGCATCCTCAAGGCCTTCGACGGCAAGACCCGCAACCAGCTGATCGAGCTGTGCGCGCAGGTGCCCTACCGACTGGCCGCCACCGCTACGCCGGCGCCGAACGACTTCACCGAGCTGGGCAACCATGCCGAGTTCCTGGGCGTGATGTCGCTGCACGGTATGCAGGCGACCTTCTTCACCCACGACGCGAGCGACACCGGCACCTATCGACTCAAGGGTCACGCCGAGCAGGCGTTCTGGCAGTGGATGTGCAGCTGGTCGGTGCTGCTGCGTCGCCCCTCGGACCTGGGCTACAACGACGGCGCATACGCGCTGCCGGCGCTGCGCCAAGAGGAACACATCATCCAGGTGGATGGCGTGCGCGCCGCCACCCTTGGTGAACGGCTGCGGGCGCGCCGCGACAGCATCGACGTGCGCGTGGCTCGTGCCGTGGAGCTCACGCCGGCCGAGGGCTACTTCGTCTGGTGGTGCAACCTGAACGCTGAATCGGAGGCGCTGGCCGCGGCCATCCCTGGGGCGGTGGAAGTGCGTGGCTCGGACAAGGAGGACGACAAGGAGCGCAAGCTCAAGGCGTTCTCCGCCGGCGAGATCCGCGTGCTGGTCACGAAGCCATCGATCGCAGGGTTCGGGATGAACTGGCAGCACTGCGCCGACACCGGCTTCGTCGGCCTGAACGACAGCTTCGAGCAGGTGTATCAGGCCGTGCGCCGATTCTGGCGCTACGGCCAGCGCAGCCCCGTGACTGCGCATTTCATCGCTGCGTCGACCGAGGGCGCGGTGCTGGAGAACCTGCGCCGCAAAGAGGCTGACGCCGATCGCATGGCCGATGCCATGGTCCGCGAAATGGCGGACCTTTCCAGCGAGCTCGTGCACGGCGCCGCGCGCGAGACCGACGACTATTTCCCCACTGTGCCCGTCGCCCTGCCGGCGTGGCTGCGCGAGGCAGCATGATCAAGGCCATCGACCAGGTCGTCACTGACGACTATGCGATCTACCACGGCGACGCCTGCGAACTCATTCGCGCGGTGCCCGACAACAGCGTCCACTTCGGCATCCACAGCCCGCCGTTCGAGGGGCTGTACAAGTTCACGAACAGTGACCGGGACGTGTCGAACAACGAGGGCGGCGCGTTTTGGGAGCACTACGCTTTCCTGATTCGTGAGCTGTTCCGGGTGGCTATGCCAGGCCGCTTGCACAGCGTGCACGTGATGCAGCTGCCGGCCACGAAGACCCGCGAAGGGTTCATCGGCATGCGCGACTTCCGCGGCGATGTGGTGCGCGCTTACCAAAACGCCGGCTGGCTGTTCCACTCCGAGGTGTGCATCTGGAAGGACCCGGTGGTCGCCCAGCAGCGAACCAAGAGCATCCGCCTTCTGCACAAGCAGCTGTGCAAAGACAGCGCCCTCAGCGGCCAGGGGCTGGCCGACTACATCGTCACCTTCCGCAAGCCCGGTGACAACGAGGTGGCCATCGCCGGCGAGCTCGAGCGCTACGTCGGCGACGCCGTCGACGTGAGTCGCGAGGCCTACGATCGCGACGCCGCGAAGATCCGCGCCGAAGGGCGCGAGCCGTGGCCGTTCAAGCAGTGGGTCTCGATCATGACGTGGCAGCGTTACGCCTCGCCGGTCTGGACCGACATCCGCCAGACCCGTACCCTGCAGTACCGCAGCGCCCGCGACGAAAAGGACGAGCTGCACATCAGCCCGCTGCAGCTCGATGTGATCGAGCGGTGCATCGAGCTCTGGTCCAACGAAGGCGAGACCGTGCTGACGCCGTTCATGGGCATCGGCAGTGAGGTGTACTGCGCCGTCGACGCCGGCCGTCGCGGGGTCGGCTTCGAGCTGAAAACCTCCTACTGGACCCAGGCCTGCGCGAACATGCGCCGGCTGCACGAGGAACAGCTGGCGAAGTTCTGCGGGGACCTTGTGTGACCAGCCCGGTGACCACCATCCGCCCCCACGTCGCCGCGATCCAGTGCCCCGATGCCCTGCGCGGGCTGCAGGCCTGGCTGTGCTGGCGGTACGAGCACCATGACGGAGAAGCCAAGCCGCGCAAGGTGCCCTATTACGCCAACGGCGCGCGCCGGCACGGCGTCCAGGGCCGCCTCGAGGACCGGCAGCAGCTGACCACGTTCGATGCCGCGAAGACGGCCGCCGCGCGCCGCGGCATGGACGGCGTGGGCTTTTGCCCCATGCCCGACTTCAAGATCGTGGCGCTGGACTTCGACCACTGCATCGTCGACGGCGGCGTGCACCCTGACGTCGAGCGGCTGGTGGCCGGCACCTATGCGGAGTGGTCGCCCTCCGGCCAGGGCGTGCGCGCCTTCATGCGCGGCGAGCTGGGCAACCGCAAGGCGCACGGCGAGCCGTTCGGTTTCGAGACCTTCAGCAGCAAGGGCTTCGTTACGGTCACCGGCAACCGGCTGGACATCACCGAGCTGACCGACGCGGCGAACACGGTGGCCGAGGTCACCGGCGACGTGCTGGCGGCCTGCGCCGCGCGCTTCGGCCGCGCCGAGGTGTCGAGCGAGGCCGCGCCGACGTCCTCCGTCGACCCGCTGGGCCTCACCGCCGGCCAGCTGCAGGAAGCGCTCGACGTGCTGGATCCGAGCATGGGCCATGACCCGTGGCTGCGCATCGGCATGGCGCTGCACCACGAGACCGCGGGCGAGGGCTTCGAGCTCTGGGACGAGTGGTCCTCCCGCGGCGGACAGTACCCCGGGCGCGACGCCTTGCAGCAGCGCTGGGAGTCCTTCGGCCGCGGCGGCCAGCGCCCCACCACCGCGCACGCGCTTGTGCGCATGGCCAACGACCAGGGCGCGCACATCGAGATCGCGCAGCTGGAGGCTGACGACTTCGACGTGGTGGAGACCGTCGCCGAGACTCCCGCGAAGCCGGCCCGGTTCAAGGTGGTGCCCGCCGGCGAGTTCGCCGCGGGCAAGCCACCGGGCTGGGTGATCAAGGACGTCCTTCCGCGTGCCGAGGTGGTGATGCTGTTCGGAGAGTCGGGCAGCGGCAAGTCGTTCCTGGCGCTGGACATGGGCGCCGCGGTGGCGCGCGGCATCGAGTGGCGCGGCAAGCGCACGCGCAAAGGCCGGGTGGTGTTCATCGTGGCCGAGGGCGGCGCGGGCTTTCGCAGCCGGCTGAAGGCGTACGCCGCCAAGCACGGGATCAGCCTCGACGACCTGGAGATCGGCGTCATCCACGCGGCGCCCAACCTGCTGGAGCACAAGGACGCGGTCGACGTGTGCAAGGCGATCGTGGCCGCCGGCGGCGCCGACCTGGTGATCATCGACACCTTCGCCCAGGTCACCTCTGGTGCGAACGAGAACGCTGGCGAGGACATGGGGCAGGCGTTGAAGAACTGCCGGGGCATCAACACGGCCACCGGGGCCCCCGTCATGCTGGTGCACCACTCGGGCAAGGACCAGAGCCGCGGGGCGCGCGGCTGGTCCGGCCTGAAAGGCGCCATGGACGCCCAGCTCGAGGTGCTGCGGCTGCCTACCGGCCGAATGCTGAAGGTCACCAAGCAGAAGGATGGCGAGGACGGCCAGGTGTGGGGCTTCGAGCTCGACGTGGTGCCGGTGGGCGTGGATGACGACGGCGACGTCGTGACCAGCTGCGTCATCCGCGAGACCGAGGCGCCGGCGGTGCAGCAGATCGGTGACATGAAGCGGCGCCTGGGCAAGTGGGAGCAGCTGGTCGTGGCCGTCATCAACGAGTTCGCGCAGGCGCAGACCGCGGGCATCGAGATCCAGGCCGTGATCGACGCCGCAGCGGAGCGGGGGCCGGCGCCCGAGCAGGGCAAGCGGGACACGAGAAAGCAGCACGCCAAGCGCGCTTTGCAGGCATTGGCTGACGAGCCGGACAGCCCCTACATCGTCGACGGCGACTGCTTGAGCATCGGGTGAGCACGAACATGCAAAAAGCTACGTGCAATTCTCGACAGATTGACCTGCACCATGTGCACCACGACTGCACCACGGTGCACAAGGTGCAACGGCAATCCTGCACTGCTGCACCGCACCGCACCACACCCCTTAAGGGGTGGTGCAGTGGTGCAGTGGTGCAACCCCAAGATGCAGGAAAGCGCGATTTTCTGCACGTTCAATCGGGAGCACGTGAGGACTGGCCGACCTGTAATTTTCAGCACGATCAATCCGCCACCTTCACGCGTACGCGCGAAACCAAATTCGTTGACCACCATCACGGAAATGCGAAGCCATGAAAACGAACCGAGACCAACCGCTGAACGACCTGCTGGCCCGCTGGCACCGCTGGGTGCACGCTGCCACTCGGCTGGACGATTCGCTGCTGCGGGACTTCGATGCGATGGTCGCGAGGGTGCCGCCGCGGCTGCGCGCCGCGCTCGTGCTGCAGGCCCGCAACCTGCACTGCGGTGCGCAGGTCTGGTCCTCTCCGCGCGTCGAGCAGGCCACCACCGCGAAGGCCCGGCAGGCGCTGCTGGTGCTGCTCGAGCCTGACGCGGCCCGCTGGTTCGGCAAGCGCATCGTGCAGCTCAACGAACGCGGAAACCGCATCGGCGAATCGAACCCCCGGGCCGAGGCATCCGACCACGACGTCGACCTGTGCGTGCAACTGCGCGCTGAGGGCTACACCCTGGGCTGGCTGGCCGCGAAGTTCGAGGTGGGCAAGTCCACGGTGCAGGACTGGTGCAGCGGCCGCCGCCGCGGCCAGGTGCCCGTGCGACGCAAGGAGGTGATGGGGTGAGGCCGAGCCTGTACACGCCCGAGGTGGCGACCGAGATCTGCGAGAAGCTGTCGCAGGGCATCCCGCTGGCCGAGATCTGCCGCGGCGAGGGCATGCCCGCGGTGCGCACCGTCAGCGACTGGAAGCGCAACCACGACGGCTTTGCGGCCGCCTTCGCCCAGGCCCGTGACGACGGCTTCGACGCGCTCGCCGCCCAGTGCCTGAACATCGCCGACGATTCCGCGCAGGACTTCATCGAGGGTGTGGAGGTGACGCCGGGCACGAAGGCCGTCGCCTTCAACGCCGAGCACGTGCAGCGTTCGAAGCTGCGCGTCGAGACCCGGCTAAAGCTGCTGGCCAAGTGGGACCCCAAGCGCTACGGCGAGCTGCAGAAGGTCGAGCACAGCGGCGAAGTGAAGATCAGCCTGGCCGACCGCATGCGCAACCGGGCGCCGTTGGCATGACCCGCGCCACCGAAGCTGCTATCGGCCTCGTCGCCGGACTGGCGTGGCTGGCTGGCGTGGTGTACGCGGCCGGCTGGTGGAAGGTCGCCGCGGTCTTCTGCCCGTTCTATGCGTGGTACCTCGTCGTCGAACGCGCATTGCGAGGCCTCGGATGGCTGTGACCACCCAGGACGGTTACGACTGGCCGAACAACCGCGGCGACGAGCAGTGGCCGCGCGACACGCACGCGCCCATGGCGCCGTACTTCCGCGAGCAGCTGGAGCGCGAGATGGTCCCGGTGCCCCGGCCGCGACAGCTCACGGTGCCGAAGTACCGCGACTACATCTGCCCGTGACCGACGAGGACATCGACCACGTGCTGTCGTTCCAGCACGACCCGCTCGGCTTCGTGCAGTGCATCTATCCGTGGGGCGAGACCGGCGAACTGCGCGACCATCCCGGCCCGCGCACATGGCAGGCCGACATCCTGGGCCTGATCGGCGAGCACCTGCGCGACCCCGCCACGCGCTTCAAGCCTCTGCGCATCGCAGTTGCCTCCGGCCACGGCATCGGCAAGTCCGCGCTGATCGCGCAGCTCACGCACTGGGCCATGTCGACCATGGCCGACACCCGCGTGGTGATCACGGCCAACACCGACAACCAGCTGCGCACGAAGACCTGGCCCGAGGTCAGCAAGTGGTTCCGCCTGGCCGACAACAGCGCATGGTTCAAGACGACCGCCACCAGCGTCTACAGCGCCGACCCCGACGCAGAGAAAAGCTGGCGCGCCGACGCCACGCCATGGAGCGAGAACAACACCGAAGCCTTCGCCGGCCTGCACAACGAGGGCAAGCGCATCCTGATGGTGATGGACGAGGGCTCGGCCATTGCGGACAAGGTGTGGGAGGTGGCCGAGGGCGCCGGCACCGACGCGAACACCGAGGTGATCTGGATCGCGTTCGGCAACCCCACGCGCAACACCGGGCGCTTTCGTGAGTGCTTCCGCAAGTTCCGCAACCTGTGGACGACGCGGCAGATCGACAGCCGCACGGTCGAGGGCACGAACAAGGTCTACCTCGACGAGATCGTGGAGACCTACGGCGAGGACAGCGACCTGGTGAAGGTCCGCATCCGCGGCCAGTTCCCATCGCAGTCGGCCAAGCAGTTCATCAGCACCGAGGACGTGGACGCCGCGCGAAGCCGGCACCTGCGGCCCGAGCAGTACGACTGGGCGCCGAAGATCCTGACCTGCGACCCGGCATGGGAAGGCGACGACATGCTGGAGATCGGGCTGCGGCAGGGCCTGCACTTCCGGATCCTCCGCACCATTCCGAAGAACGACAACGACATGCAGGTGGCCACGCTGCTCGCGCAGCTCGAGGACGAGCACGAAGCCGACGCCGTGTTCATCGACGCAGGCTACGGCACGGGCATCGTGAGCGCCGGCCGCAACATGATGCGCAACTGGCAGCTGGTCTGGTTCGGCGGCGAGAGCTCCGATCCGGCCTACCTGAACAAGCGCGCGCAGATGTGGGGCGCGGTGCGTGACTGGCTCAAGTCCGGCGGCTGCATCGACCCGAACGACCAGGCGCTGTACGACGACCTGATCGGGCCGGAGACCGTCGACGCCGCGGGAAAGAACATCGGCAAGATCCAGCTGGAGTCGAAGAAAGCCATGAAGCTGCGCGGGCTGCCGTCGCCCGGCCGCGGCGACGCGCTGGCCCTGTCCTTCGCCTTTCCGGTCAGCCCCAAAGCTCGCGGGCTGGCGGCCCGTACGCGCGAGCGCACCCGGCGTGAACACAATCCTTACGACAAAACGCGTTAAGGACCACCATGGGTATCGAAACCGCGCTGCTCGGCGCCCTGGGCGGCGCTCTGCTTGGCAAGGCGATGAAACCGAAGGCGCCGCCCGCGCCGGTGATCCAACCGCCCGAGCCGCCGCCCCAAGCTGCACAGGCCGCCAAGGCGCCTGACCGCAAGGCCACCGTCGGCGCCAACGCCGCCAGCGCTGCCCCGGGCGGCGCCATGGCCGGCAACCGCAGCACGTTCCTGACGGGCGCCGCCGGCGTCGACGCGGGCAGCCTCAACCTGGGCAAGAACACCCTGCTGGGCCAATGATCGCCCCGCAAACCACCCGCCAACGCGTCCAGCAGCGCATCGGCGCTCTGGAGACCGAGCGCTCGGGTCGCATGGCCGACTGGCAGGACATCGACCGTGTGCTGCTGCCCCTGTCCAGCGGCAGCCTGGCGAGCAGCCAGAACCGCACGTCGCAGCGCAATCGGGAAATTCTCGACAGCACCGCGACCTATGCACTCGACACGCTGGCCGCCGGCATGCAGTCGGGCATGACCAGCCCGGCCCGGCCGTGGCTGAAGAACGAGACCGAAGACACCGACCTGATGAATTCGAAGGCGGTCAGCAGCTGGTGCGACCTGGTCACGCAGAAGATGCGCACCATCTTCAGCCGCTCGAACACCTACAAGGCGCTGCACTCGCTATACGGCGAACTGGGCGCCTACGGCACGCTGGCCGACGTGCTGCTACCCGACTTCCAATCCGTGATCCGGCATTATCCGCTCACTGCCGGCGAGTTCTGCATCAGCACCGACGACCGCGGCGAGGTGAACACGCTGGCCCGCAAGCTGGACATGACGGTCGGCCAGATCGTCGGCCGCTACGTGATGCGCGGCGGCAGCGAGGACTGGTCAAAGGTCTCGCACACGATCAAAAACATGTGGGACCGCCACAACGTGGACAAGTGGGTGCCGGTGCAGCACCTGATCCAGCCGCGCAAGGACCGCGACACGCGCAAGCTCGACTCGCGCAACATGCCTTTCGAGTCGATCTACATCGAGGCGGGCGCCGGCGACCAGGACAAGGTGCTCAGCGAGTCGGGCTACAAGCGCTTCCCGGCACTGGCCACGCGCTGGCAGACCCGCGGCAGCGACATCTACGCCAGCCGCTGGCCAGGCATCGTGGCGCTGGGCGACATCATGCAGCTGCAGCACGAGCAGCTGCGCAAGGGCCAGGTCATCGACTACCAGACCAAGCCCCCGCTGCAGGTGCCGACTGCGCTGAAGAACCAGGACAACGACTTCCTCCCCGGCGGTGTCACCTACGTCGACGCGGTTGGCCCGAACAACGCGGTGCGCACCGCGTTCGACGTTGAGCTGCGGCTCGACCACCTGCTGCTGGACATCGGCGACGTGCGCAAGCGCATCGACCGCGCGTTCTTCGCAGACCTGTTCCTGTTCCTGTCGCACCTCGAAGGCCGCGGCGACCGCACGGCGCGCGAGGTGGCCGAGATCCACAGCGAAAAGCTGCTGATGCTCGGCCCCGTGGTGGAGAACATCGAGAACGAGCTGCTGCAGCCCATGATCGACATCACGTTCGACGCGATGATCGAGGCGGGCATCCTGCCGCCGCCGCCGCCCGAGCTCGAAGGCCAGGAGATCCAGACCGAGTTCATCGGCCTCTTGTCGCAGGCCCAGCGCTCGGTGAGCATGTCCGGCGTCGACCGCATCATCGGCGCGGTCGCCTCGATCGCCGCGGCCAAGCAGGACCCCAGCGTCTGGGACAAGATCGACATGGACAAGGCCATCGACAAGGCGGCCAACTACCTGGGCGTCGACCCCGAGATCATCCGCGGCGACGACGAGGTCGATGCACTGCGCCAGCAGCGCGCGCAGGCCATGCAAGCGCAGGCCGAAGCCGAAGCGGCCGAACGCATGGCGGCCACCGCCAAGGACTTGGCCGGCGCGGACATGTCCGGAAACAATGCCCTGACCAACGTGGTCCAGGGCTTCGCCTGATTTCGCGGGGGCCTCACCTCCAACGTCACCTAAGCCAGGACGTACAAAGACCTACCTCGCTCCCTTGGCCCTCCCGCTGGACTTGACGGGGCCAGACATGCGAACACCGCGAGGCCTGAAATTGGAAGCGGCAAGGTAGGTAACGGCAGAACAGGGACGCGCCTTCGGGCGCGTTTCTCGTTCCTGCTCGCACCCGTACGCGCGATAGCGCGCGGGGAGTGCAAATTGTGGTTTTCGGACGTTGCCGACTCCCCCTCGTCAAACCCGCAAGGACCATCATGTAAACGCACCCCGCTGTGTCTCCCGCAAACGCGCCTTCGGGCGCGTTTCTCGTTCCTGCACGTACGAACCACGGTACTGCACGTAACCGTACGCGCGAAACGCGCAACCGCCGAGACACTGCCCCCGTGTCAGATGCAGACCGCGAGCCCCAGGCCGCCGCCGAGAAAGCCGTGAAGGCCCAACTGACGGCGCAAACCGAGATCGACGACCTGTGCTGGCTGATGGGTGACAAAAGGGGGCGCCGCTTCGTGTGGCGCCAGCTGAGTGAAGCAGGTGTCTACCAGCTCACGTTCACCGGTGAAGCGCTGTCCTCCGCGTTCAACGAGGGCAAGCGCAACCAGGGACTGAAGCTGCTGGCCCAGATCACCAGGCACTGCCCGGACCGCCTGTTCGAAATGCAAAAGGAAGCCCGAACCAATGAGCGACGCAACGACCGCAGCACCAGCAGCAAGCCCGACGCCTGACCCGGCGACGGCAGCGCCTGCCGCTGCACCGGCCCCCGCAGCTGCAGCTCCCGCCGCGGCCGCACCGGCGCCGACTGCTGCTCCCGCCCCGACCGCGGCCCCCGCTGCTGCACCGGCACCGACGGCAGCACCTGTCGCCGCACCGGTCGCACCCGAGACCTACGCAGCGTTCACGCTGCCCGAAGGTGTCACGGTCGACGAGGCGCGCGTGGGGAAGTTCACCGAGTGGGCGAAGGCCAACAACCTGACGCAGGAAGCCGCGCAGGCCGCCATGGACATGGCAGCCGACATGCAGCTGGGCACCGCCCGGCAGATGCAGGCCGCGCTCGACGCGCAGGGCGAAACCTGGGCCAGCGAGGTGAAGGCGGACAAGGAGATCGGCGGCGACAAGCTGGCCGAGAACCTGGCCGTTGCCAAGACCGCGCTGGAGAAATTCGCCACCCCCGAATTCAAGGCCTTCCTCGACTCGACGAAATTGGGCAACCACCCCGAAATGCTCCGCGCGTGGTTGCGCGTCGGGCAAGCCATCAGCCAGGACGGGTTCGTACCCGGCCGGCAAGGTGCATCCGCGGACGCCCGCGGCATGTACGTGAATTCCAACATGAACCCCTGAAAGGCCTCAAATGAGCACCCTCGCAGCAACGCATCCCACCCTGCTGGATCTCACCAGCCGGCTCGACAAGAACGGCAACGTCATCGACGTGATCGAAATGCTCGCCCAGACCAACGAGGTCCTGGACGACGCGGTCTGGCTCGAAGCCAACGAGCTGACCGGCCACACCACCAGCGTGCGCACCGGCATCCCCGAGCCCACCTTCCGCAAGCTGTACGGCGGCGTGCAGCCCTCGAAGTCCACCAGCGTCAAGGTCCGCGAAGGCCTGGGCATGCTGGAGAACTACGCCGAGATCGACAAGGCCCTGGCCGACCTGAACGGCAACAGCGCCGCCTGGCGCCTGAGCGAAGAGCGCGCGATCGTCGAAGGCTTCGGCCAGAAGGTCGCCCGCTACGCCTTCTACGGCAACGAGGCGACCGAGCCGGAAGGCTTCACCGGCCTGGCGCCGCGCTTCAACGACCAGTCTGCGGTCAACGGCGAGAACATCCTGACGTCGGCGGCCACGCCGGACGGCAGCGACAACGCCTCGATCTGGGTGGTCGTGTGGGGTCCGAACACCTGCCACATGATCTACCCGAAGGGCTCGCAGGCCGGCCTGAAGATCACCGACAAGGGCCCGGTCACCATCGAGAACGTCGACGGTTCCGGCGGCCGCATGGAAGCCTACCGCACCCACTACAAGTGGGACTGCGGCATGGTGGTGCGCGACTGGCGCTACGTGGTCCGGATCAACGTGGACCTGGAGGACATCGTCGCCTCCGGCGCCACCGGCCCGGTGCTGCGCGACCTGCTGGCCAAGGCGATGCGCCGCATCCCGAACCTGAACATGGGTCGCCCGGCGATCTACATGAACCGCGACATGCTCGATGCGTTCGACCTGCAGATGAACCGCGACCCGCTGCTGCAGTTCAAGACGCAGGAAGAGGCGCAGGGCAAGTTCGTGACCCGCTTCCGCGGCGTCCCCATCCGTCGCGTCGACCAGCTGCTGTCGACCGAGTCCGGCATCTAAGCCAGAAAGGAACAGCAAAATGATCCTCGACGAACGCCTCGAATTCGCGGACGCGACCGCGCTGAACACCGGCGCGGCCGGCTCCTACCTGGTCGGCGACGTGGTGGACCTGAAGGGCCCGACTACCGCGCCGAACACCACCGTGGACATCGAGGGCAGCGAGCTGTACCTGGTGATCCAGGTCGACACGCTGCCGACGTCCGCCGGCGCCGCCACTGCGGCATTCAGCCTGGCGTCCGACGCCCAGGCCGCCATCGCCGTGGACGGCACGCAGACGGAGCACTTCCGCACCTCGGCGTTCACTATCGCGCAGATGGCGGCCGGCACGATCCTGGCCTGCGTGAAGGTGCCCCGCGGCTCCTACGAGCGCTACCTGGGCGTGGTGCAGACCACCGCCGTGGCCGCGTTCACCGCCGGCAAGATCAACGCGTTCCTGACCGCCGACCCGGCGATCTACCGCGCGTACGCCGACAACGTCGCCTAAGGCAGGTGCTGCATGGCTGACGAAAAGAAAGTCGACGACGTCATCGAGCTGGTGGCGGTGGAACGGGGTTTCGCGATGGGCCGCATGGTCGAGCCCGGCACGAAGTTCATGTTCCGCGCCAAGACGGCCGACGGCAAGGCGCGCAAGCTGCCGAAGTGGGCGCAGCCCTCGAGCCAGCCGGTGGCGAAGAAGCCGGAAGCGAAGAACGGCGACCTGAAGCCCAAGGACGCGCAAGCGGCCGTGGCAGCCAAGGCCGGCGTTCTCGGCGGCGCCACGCCGCCGGCGGGTGACTCCCTGGCCTGATCCGGCCCGCAGCCAACCAGTAAGGGCCGCCTCGTGCGGCCCTTTTTCCAAGGACCACCATGAGCAGCGAAGTCGACATCGTGAACCTGGCGCTGTCGCACCTGGGCGACGCGGCTGAAGTTGAGGCGATCGACCCGCCCGACGGGACCGCGCAGGCCGGGCACGCGTCGCGCTTCTACCCGATCGCGCGTGGCGTGCTGCTGGAAATGCACCCCTGGACGTTTGCCACCAAGCGGGTGGCCGTGAGCGAAGTCGACAACGTGTTCGAGGACGACTGGGCCTACGCCTATGCGCTGCCTTCGACCTGCCTGCGCCCGCTCACGGCGCTGTACCCCGGCGTGGCGGCGCGCGCCTTCAGCAATTCGACCGACGCCGAGGGCTTCCCCTACATCGTCGAGGCGGCCGAGGATGGCACCGCCGTGCTCTACACGAACGTCGAGACCGCGGTGCTGCGGTACATCGACCTGATCACCGACACCACGAAGTACACGCCACTCTTCGTTTCGTGCCTTTCGCGGCTGCTGGCCTCCTACTTGGCCGGGCCCGTGATCAAGGGCGCGGAGGGCTCGAAGGCTGCCGGCATGCAGCTGAAAATCTTCGAAGTCGAGTTCGCCAAGGCCGCCGCCATGAACGCGAACGTGGGCAAGCGCACGGGCTACCAGAACTTCCGCCCAGGGCACCTGGCCGGCCGCGGTGCGGTCGTGCTGCCCGAGGGCTACGTCGACCGCAGCGAATGAGCGCGAAAAGCTACACCCGATCCTTCGCCGGCGGCGAGATCGCGCCGCTGCTCTTCGGCCGCCTGGACCTGGCCAAGTTCCAGACCGGCCTGTCGCAGTGCCTGAACTGGGTGGTTACGCCGCAGGGGCCGATCGAGAACCGCGCCGGCTTCGAGTACGTGCTGAAAACCGGCCTGTCGTCGCCCACGGTGCTGATCCCTTTCACGTACAACACCGAGCAGAGCTACGCGCTCGAAGTGGGGCAGGGCTACATGCGTTTTCACACGCAGGGTGGCACGCTGCTGGAGGCCAGCCAGTTCATCACGGGCATCACCCAGGCCGCGGCCGGCGTGTTCACGATCGCAGGGCACGGCTATGTCGCGGGCGATTGGGTGTTCCTCGACGGCATCAACGGGCCGAGCGCGCTCAATGGCCGGTGGGGCATCGTGACCAGCGCGACCGCGGACACGTTCATCCTCAGCGACTTGTGGGGCAGCCCGATCAGCACCGCGAGCCTGCCTGCGTGGGTCTCCGGCGGCATCGCAGCACGGGTCTACACGCTGGCCTCGCCGTTCAACGCGGCCGACGTGTTCGAGCTGCACTATGTGCAGTCGGCCGACGTGATGACGATCACGCACCCGAACTACGCGCCCTACGAGCTGCGTCGCCTGGGCGCAACGAACTGGACGCTGACGCTCATCGACTTCGACCCGACGATCGCCACGCCCGGCGCGCCGACCTGCACGCCCGCAGGCCCCGGCGGCGGCACTGCAGTGCTGCACGAGTACTGCACCACGGCGGTGGCCGCGGGCACCCTTGAAGAGTCGTTCCAGTCGACCACCGGCGGCGCCACCATCGACCTCAGCGTGGCCGGCAACACGGTGGCCGTGCAGTCGGCTGCGGTCGCGAACGCCGTGCGGTACAACGTCTTCAAGGCGAAAAACGGCCTGTTCGGTTATATCGGTCAGGCCGACGCGATCACGCGCACGCTGACCGACAACAACATCGAGCCGGACATGTCGAAGACGCCGCCCCAGGCGTCAACCCCGTTCGGCGCGGATTGGCCCCGCGCAGTCAGCTACTTCGAGCAGCGCCGCTGCTTCGGCGGCACCCCGGGCCTGCCGCAGAACCTGTGGCTGACGCGTTCGGGCACCGAGTCGAACCTGACCTATTCCATCCCCGGGCAGGACGACGACGGGATTACCGCGCGCATCGTTGCGCGCGAAGCGAACACTGTGCGGCACCTGGTGCCGCTGAACGACCTGCTGGCCCTGACGTCGGGCGGCGTGTGGCGGATCTCGTCGGGCAGCGGCGACGCGCTGACCCCCTCGAACCTGTCGGTCAAGCCCCAGGGCTACGTCGGCGCTTCTATGGTCACGCCGGTGGTGACCAGCAGTTCGGTGCTGTACGCGCCCGACCGCGGCTCGCACATCCGCGAGATCACCTACCGCTGGGAAACGCAGACCTACCAGTCCGACGACCTGGCCGTGCTGGCGCCGCACCTGTTCGACTTCAAGAATGTCACGCAGCTCGCCTACGCGAAGACGCCCTACCAAGTGCTGTGGGCGGTGCGCGACGACGGCACGCTGCTGGGCCTTACGCACCAGCCCGAGCACGAGGTGAAGGCCTGGCACCAGCACACCACCGACGGCCTGTTCAAGTCGGTCTGCGTCATCCCCGAGGGCGACGAGGACGCGGTCTACGTGATCGTGCAGCGCACGATCAACGCGCAGACGGTGCAGTACATCGAGCGCATGCACAGCCGGCAGATCAGCGCGATCGAAGACGCGTTCTTCGTCGATGCCGGCGCCACCTATGACGGCTCGGCCGCCACGACGATCTCGGGCCTGCACCACCTCGAGGGCGAGGAAGTCACCATCCTGGCCGACGGCGGCGTCGAGCCGGTGCAGACCGTGACCGGTGGCGCCATCACCCTGTCGGCCGCCGCCAGCGTGGTGCACATTGGCCTGCCGTACGACTGCGACGCCACGACCATGCCGCTGTCGATGGAAGCGGCCGCGTTCGGCCAGGGCGCGAATAAGAACGTGGGCAAGGTCACGCTGCGGCTGTACCAGTCCGGCGCGGGCATCCAGGCCGGCCCGGCTTTCGACAAGCTGCGCGAGTACCGGCACCGCAGCGTCGACGACTACTACGGGTCGCCTCCCGCGCTGCGCACCGCCAACGCCGAGATCTCCGTCGACCCGAAGTGGCAGCAGGACGGCCTGATCTGCATCCGGCAGTCCAATCCGCTGCCGGTGACCATCCTGTCCATGACCACGGAGACCACCGCCGGTGGCTGAGATCCGCAGGGCGACGCCCGCCGACACCGAAGCGCTGATCGCCATGGGCGCCGCACTGCACGCGGAAAGCCCGCGGTACCGCGACATGGCCTTCAAGCCGGAAAAGCTGCGGCAGCTGGCCGAACGCCTGGCCGACCCTGCCGCCGCGGACCTGTCGGCGGTCTTCGTCGCGGAGAGCGCGGGCGAGCCGGTCGGCATGTTCGTGGCGGTGATGGCCGAACGGTGGTTCTGCGACGAGCTCTATGTCACCGACCTGACGGTCTACGTGAAGCCGGAGCACCGCGGCGGCAGCAGCTTTTTCAGGCTGGTGCGAGCCGTCGAGCAGTGGGCCGCGGAGCGCGGCGTCACCGACATCGCCGTGGGCGTCAGCACCGAAGTGCATGCGGAGCGCACCGTACGCGCTTACGAAAGGCTCGGATACACACTCAGCGGCTACACCGTGACCAAGGCGCTGAACCATCATGGGAATTGAAACCGCCGCGATTCCCCTGCTGATGCAGGGGGCCGGCGCCGGCATGCAGGCGTACGGCGCCTATTCGAACTCGAAGGCGACGAAACAGGCCTACGAGCAGCAGGCACAGGTCAATCGCAACAACGCGCAGATCGCCGGCTGGCAGGCCGAGGACGCCCTGCGCCGCGGCGTGCGCTCGGCGTCAACCGCGCGCATGCGCACGAACCAGCTCAAGGGCAACCAGCGCGCCAGCCTGGCGGCCAAGGGTGTCGATCTGGGTGAGGGATCTGCCCTGCAGCTCTTGAGCGACACCGACTACTTCGGTGACGTCGACGCCACCACGATCACGGACAACGCCGCGCGCGAGGCGTGGGCGATTCGCCAGCAGGCGGCGAACTTCAATTCGGAGGCGTCGCTGTTGAAGTCGCGCGCCGACAGCGAGAACCCGCTGATGGCCGGCGGCATGTCCCTGCTGACGTCGGCCGGCAAGGTGGCCAGCAACTGGTACACGCCCAGCAGCGTCACACGCAGCGGCGACGGCATGAGCCAGGGCGACCGCCGCCGGATGGGGGTGTCCTGATGCCGCGCGTTCCTACCGTCAACGGCCCGAGCGTCGAGGACCGACCGCTCAATTCCCCGTTCCAGCGCAGCAGCGTGTCGCCTGCCATGCTGCAGGACCCCCGCGCCGAGCAGGCCGGCAAGATGATGATGGACGTGGGCGTCCAGCTGCAGGAACGCGAGGACGCCGACACCCTGATGCGCGCCGAGACCGAGCTCAAGGGCAAGTACCTGGAGTGGGAAGGCGAGGCCAAGCAGCGCAAGGGCCAGCAGGCCTGGGGCGTGGCCAAGGAAGCCGGCCAGTGGTGGGACAAGGAAGCGTCGCGGATCAGCGAGAGCCTGTCGAACCCCCGCCAGAAGATGATTTTCGAGCGCGAGGTGTCCAAGCACCGCGCGCTGAGCGTGGGCGCGTTCTCCGGCCACGAGGCGGCGCAGCGCCGCGCGTCGCTCGACGAGTCCGCGCAGGCTTCAATCGTCGGGTCGATCAACCTGGCCGCGGCCAACCCGCTGGACGCCGCGGTGCTGACCGCCGCCAAGGACGACATCCTCAAGCGAAACGCGATGCGCGCGAACGTCAACGGCTGGGCGCCGGAGGTGGCCGATGCGAAGCGCACGGAGTACCTGACCAGCTTCCACAAGCAGGTGCTGCAGGGCCTGGTGCGCGACGACCCGGCGCTGGCCGAAGCCTACTTCGCGGCGAACAAGAGCGAGATCGAGGGCAGCCAGCACGCCGAAGTCGGCGCGTTCGCCGCCCGGGCGACGGCCGCCCGCGTGGGCGACAGCACCGCCGACGCGGTTTGGCAGACGCTCGGGCCGAAGTCGGACCGCGACGCGGTCAGCCTGGACGTCATGGAGCAGGCCCTGCGCAAGCAACTGGCCGGCAAAGAGGAAGCGCTCAAGGCCGGCATCGCCGGGCTGCGCGAGCGCACCACCGCCTTCAAAGACGGCCGGCGCGAGCGCGACGAGCAGCTGGAGGCGTCCGTCAACAAGGCCATCCTCGACGGCGCCAGCCCGCGCCAGATCCGCGGCATGCCGGCCTTCCTGTCCCTGTCGCCGGAGGCCGCGCGCAAGCTGTCGGACTTCCTGGACAACCGGGCGGTGCGCGCCGAGCAGCTGGAGGCCGCGCGCGCAAGCCGCGCCGCGTCGGAGTCGGCGCGCGCGGACGCCGAGGAATCCCGCCGCGAGCGGCGCCTCGGGCGCGAGGGCACCGCGGCGTACCTCGTGTACTCGAACCCCGACACGCTCAACGGCATGACGGAGAACCAGGTGCTGAACCTGCTGCCGTCCCTGGGCAACGAGCTGACCACGCACCTGATGCAGCAGAAGCGCCAGCTGGCCGCGCACCCCGGCAAGATCGCCGAGGCCCGCATGGATCAGGAGGACTTCAACCATGTCGGGCGACAGCTCGGGCTGCCGGTCGACAAGTCGAACCAGTCCGAAGACGACAAGGCGCTGCTGGGCGAGGTCAAGTACCGCGTCGAGCAGATGATCTCGGCGGCCCAGCAAGGCGGCAAGCGCACGCTCACCCGCGACGAGAAGCTGAACATGATGCGCGACGAAATGGCCCGCACCGTGAAGGTCAAGGGCTTCTGGTCCGACACCGAGGTGCCGGTGCTGACGCTGACGCCGCAGCAAAAGGCCCGCGTCGCCGTGCCGACGTCCGAGCGCGCGCAGATCGTGGAGGCGCTACGCGACAAGTACCGCGCCAACCCGCTGCCGCAGTACGAGCCGACGGAAGAGAACATCCGCAACACCTACCTGCTCGGGCGCTCGCGCCGTGCCGCGCCCCTGGTCCCCGATGTCCGGTAACCCCTACCTCAGCCTGCTCGACGAGCAGGAGCAGTCGCAGGCTGCGCGCATCGGCGCGACGGCCACCCTGACGTTTGGCGTGAACCCGGACAGCGCGGCCAAGGCGCGCCAGACTGCGGGTTATCTGGGCGTGCCGCCGGCACTGGTCGAGGCCCGACCCGAGGACAGCGAGCGGGAGGCACAGTTCCGCAAGCTCGACACCGACACCCAGCGCACGCCCACGCTGCGGCAGAAGTACACCGACGCCGACTTCATGAAGCTGGCGCGCGACGACAGCGGCGTGCTCTCCGGCATCGAGACCGTGGTGCGGCGCATGATGTCGCCGCGCCGCTTCGCCGACCCGGTGGCGATCGAGCCGGTGATGTCCGGCCAGCAGTATTCGCTGACCGTGCGCAAGCTGCTGCAGCAGAACCCCGCGCTGGATCCGGACACGGCACGCGCGGCGGTGATGCAGCGCACGCAGATCGAGAACGGGCCGACCATTGGCGTGGGCCGCGGCCCCGCGCCCAGCGCGGGCAGCATCGCCAGCGGCCTGTTCAGCGCCGACCGGTTCCGCTCGCTGAGCGCTGGGCTGGGCGTGGCCGCGGCGGACGCGCTGGGCATGGGCCAGGAACAGGCCATCCGCAAATACGACGTGGCACGCTCGCGCGCCGAGCGCAACACCCCGGAGTTCGAGACCAGCACCGGCAAGGGGCTGTATTCGGGCGCGCAGAGCGTGGTCGACAACGCCCCCGGCATCATCCTGTCCGTGCTGTCGGGCAGCCCGATCCCGGGGCTGGCGATCGCCGGCGCCCAGAGCGGCGGGCAGGCCTACGGCAAGTACCGCAGCCGCGGCGGCACGCCTGGCGAGGCAACCGCCGGCGCGCTGCTGGAAGGCGGCATCGAGGTCGCCACCGAGGCGCTGCCCATGGGGTTCATGGTGCGGCAGCTGGGCAAGGCCGGCGCCACCGACTTCGTCAAGGGCCTGCTGGCGCGCGAGATCCCGGGCGAGCAGCTGGCCACGCTGGCGCAGGACGCCGTCGACACGGCCATCGCGAATCCGAACAAGACCTGGGGCGAGTACATCGCCGAGCGGCCGGACGCGGCCTACCAGACCCTGCTAGCCACGCTGGTGCAGTCCGGCGCCATGGGCGGCGCCAACGCGATCGCGCGCCGCCTGGCGCCCGAGCAGCAGCGCGGGCAGGATGCCGACGCGCACGTGCAGACGGTGCAGGAACTGACCGAGCTGGTCGCGGCGTCGAAGCTGGCGCAGCGCGCGCCCGACAGCTTCACCGCGCTGGTGCGGGAAATGACGGAGTCGGGGCAGGCGCCGGTCGAGATGTACGTCGACGGCGAGCAACTGGCCAACGTGCTGAACCAGAGCGGCGTCGACATGGAAGCGCTGGCGCTGTCGGCGCCGAACGTGCTGCACCAGCTGCAGGCCGCGGTGCCCGGCGCCGACGTCCGGCTGCCGGTGGCCGAGCTCGTGGCGCTGGGGCCGGAGTTCACCACGCCGCTGCTCGACCACCTGCGCGAGTCACCGGAGGCCATGAGCCGCGCCGAAGCGCAGACGTTCATGAGCGAGCAGGGCGCGAAGATCCAGGCCGACGTCGAGCGCATGCTGGTCCAGCGCGAGGAAGCCACCGCCTTCAAGCAGCAGGTCGAGCAGGCCACGGCGCAGTTCGAGCAGGAACTGACCGCCGCCGGGCGCTTCCGCGCCGAGGTGAACAAGGCCTACGCGACGCTGCTAGGCAACTTCTACGCGGTGCAGGCGCTGCGCGCCGGCGTGCCGCTGGCCGACATGCTGCAGCGGTACAACCTGCGCATCGTGGCGCAGACGCGGGCGACGGCGCTGCTGGATCAGGATGTGCCGCTGCGGCAGGGGCCCGTCGAAAATCCGGCCTTCCAAGCATGGTTCGGCGACAGCAAAGTCGTCGACCCTGAGGGCAAGCCGATGGTCGTGTATCACGGCACCGCGGCCAAGTTCACCAAGTTCAACATGAAAAAAGCCACGCAGGGTATCGCGTGGTTCACGAACGACAAGGCCGCAATCGAAGCGGGCGAAGTGGGCGCGCAGGGCCGCGGCTACGTCATGGACCTGTACGCAGCGGTCAAGAATCCGGCAGGCTGGAAAGAGTACGACAAATACACGCTCGACGAGCTTCAGCAGCGAGGCTATGACGGCGTGCTCCTGCCGGAGAGCGACGGCACGATCACCGGCTTCGTCTTCGAGCCCACGCAGCTGAAGTCCGCCAGCCGGAACCGCGGTACCTTCGACCCGAGCGACGCCAGCATCCTGCGCCAGGGCGAGGCCCAGGTCACCCGCGGCAGCTTCGATCCGGCCACCAGCACGATGGCGCTGCTGGCCGGCGCCGACCTGTCGACGTTCATCCACGAGTCCGGCCATTTCTTCCTCGAGGTGCAAGCCGACCTGGCCGCGCGCATCCAGGCGCGCATCAGCGCCGGCGAGGACGTCACCGACGGCGAGCGGCAGATCGTTGCCGACATGGGCCGCATCCTCGACTGGTTCGGGATCCAGGGCGACCCGCAGATGTCGGCCCTCGACACGTGGGTGGCGATGTCGCTGGAGGAAAAGCGCGAGCACCACGAGAGCTGGGCGCGCGGCTTCGAGCGCTACGTTATGGAGGGCAAGGCCCCCAGCCTGGAGCTGCAGACCCTGTTCGCGCGCTTCCGGGCGTGGCTGGTCTCCGTCTACAAGACGCTGGCCGGGCTGAACGTGGAGATCAGCGACGACGTGCGGCAGGTCATGAACCGCATGCTGGCCAGCGACCAGGCGATCGCCGAGGCACAGGACGCGCGCACCATGGGGCCGATGTTCCAGACGCCAGAGCAGGCCGGCATGACGCCGCAGGAATACGCGGACTACCAAGCGCTGGCCGAGCGCGCCACCGCCCAGGCCAGCGCGGAGCTCGACGCGCGGCTCATGAAGGACATGAAGTGGCTGGCGCGCGCTCGCGACAAGGCCCTGAAGGAAGCGCAGGCTGCTGCGAAGGAAGCGCGCGCCGAGGTTGAGCGCGAGGTGCGCGCCGAGGTGATGGGCGAGCCGATCTATCGGGCGTGGGCGTTCCTGACCGGCAAGCTGAACCGCATCGACGGTGACAAGAAAGTCAAAAAGCTCGGGGAGGAACACGACAACCTCTTCACCGCCATCGCCCGCATGGGCGGCCTCGACCGTGAGCAGGTGCGCTCACAATGGGGCCTCGACGTCAAGGACGACGACTTCGCCTCCGGTCTGTTCGGTCAGCCCGTGTTGCGAAAGACCGGCGGCATGTCGATCGACGCCATGGCCGAGCGCCTGCTGGAGGCTGGCTACCTGCTGCCCGATCAAGACGGCAAGGCCGACCTGGCGCGCTTCGAAGAGCTGTTCGACGACCAGCGGCGCGGCGTCGACCGATACTCGTTCCGCAAGGACTACGCCGGCGAAGAGCCGATCCGCGCGCTGGATCAGCCCGAATTCATTTCCGGGCGGCTGCTGACCAGCGTGGTGAAGGATGCGTACAAGGACGCGTTCCCGCGCCTGCGCGACCTGGGCATGCTGTCGGAAAGCCGCGGCACCGACCCCGACGTGGTGGCCGAGACCTTCGGCTTTGCGTCGGGCCAGCAACTGGTGCGCACCCTGGCCATCACGCCGGAGCCTGAAAAGGTGATCGACGAGCTGACCGACTTCCGCACCCTGCAGAAGCACGGCGACATCAGCAGTCCCGAGGCGCTGAACCGCGCGGCCGACGAGGCGGTGCACAACGAGCTGCGCGCGCGCGTGATCGCCAACGAGCTCAAGGCGCTGGCCAAGGCCAACAATGTGACCGCCTCCGGCGACAGCCTCTACAAGGACCGCGACACGGTCAACGTGATGGCCAAGGCGGCGCAGGAGTACGCCGCGCAGGTGATCGCGCGCCAGCAGATCCGCAACCTGCGCCCCCAGCAGTACGCCACCGCCGAGGCGCGCGCCGCCAAGCTGGCCACGCAGGCGCTGGGCAAGAGCACCGAGGAAGCGGCGATGCACAAGCGCAACCAGCTGGTGAACAACTACGCGACGAAGTCCGCCTACGAAGCGCAGGCCGAGGTGCGCAAAGGCGTCGAGTTCTTCCGCAAGGTGGTGCGCGGCGGCCGCGACGACATCAGCAAAACCCGCGACTGGGACATGGTGCAGGCCGCGCGCGCCGTGCTGGCCGACTACGGCGTGGGCAGCAAGGGCGAGACCGCGAAGAAATACCTGGAGGCGGTCAAGCAGTACGACCCGGCTACCGCGCAGGTGTTGGCCGACAAGGTCGACGTGCTGACCGCGAACGCCAAGCCCCTGAAGGAACTGACCGTCGAGGAATTCCGCGGGCTGGTGGAAGAGATCCAGAGCCTGTGGTACTTGGCCAAGCGCAGCCGGCAGGTGGAGATCGACGGCCAGCTGGTCGACATCGACAACGCCCGCCGCCCGCTGGTCGAGCGCATGGAAGCCATCGGCATCCCCGACCGCGTGCCCGGTGAGGACAAGGCGGTCACCGACGGCGAGCGGCGCATCGCCCGCCTGCGCGCCGGTGCCGCGGCCCTGCGCCGCGTGGAGTCGTGGGCGGACGCGAAGGACGGCAGCACCCCGGGCCCGTTCCGCAAGTACGTCTGGCAGCCGGTCAAGGACGCGGCCACACGCTACCGCACCGACAAGGCGAAGTACCTCAAGCGCTACCGCGACCTGCTGGGCAAGCTCGACGTGGGCCAGGCCCGCATCGAGGCGCCGGAGCTCGGCCCCCGCGGTTACACGTTCGGGTATTCCCGAGGCGGCAGCGGCAAGGCCGAGATCCTGCACGCGCTGCTGCACACCGGCAACTGGTCGAACAAGCGCAAGCTGCTGCTCGGGCGCCAGTGGGCCACCGAGAACGTCGACGGCACGCTGGATACGACGCGCTGGGATGCGTTCCTCCAGCGCATGATCGAGACCGGCGTGCTGACGAAGGCCGACTTCGACTTCGCCCAAGGCGTGTGGGACATGCTCGAGGAAATGAAGCCGCTGGCACAGCGCGCGCACCGTGACGTCTTCGGCCGGTATTTCGACGAGGTGTCGGCGGACAGCTTCACAAACCAGTTCGGCACCTATCGCGGCGGTTACGTGCCCGCCATGACCGACGCCGAAGTGGTCAAGGACGCGGCCACGCGCAGCCTGCAGGAGATCGAGAACCAGGCCCTGGCCTACGCCTTCCCGGCCACAGCCAAGGGCTTCACGAAGAGCCGGGTCGAGTACAACCAGCCCCTGCTGCTGGACCTGCGCGTGCTGAGCACGCACATCGACAAAGTGCTGCTGTTCTCCCACATGGAGCAGCCGATCCGCGACGTGCGCAAGATCCTGACCAGCAAGCAGGTCAGCATGCCGCTGCACCGCATCGACCCGTCGGCCTTCGACAGCCTGCTCACGCCTTGGATGAACCGCGCCGCGCGCCAGACGGTGGAGACCAAGGTGGCCGGCGACAACGGCCTGATGCGGTTTTTCAGCAAGATGCGCAGCCGCACCGGCATGGCCGCGATGTTCGCCAACGTGGTCAACACCGCGCAGCAGGTCACCGGGCTGAGCATCGCGGCGGTGAAGGTGCGGCCGCGGCACCTGGTCGACGCTATGGCGCAGTTCGCCACCGCGCCGCGGCAGACCGCGCGTGCCGTGGCCGAGGCGTCGCCCTACATGGCCACGCGCATGGACAACGAGGTTGCCGCGATGAGCGACGCGATCGAGCAGATCCTGCTGAACCCGAGCCTGTACGAGAGCGCGCAAGCCTGGATGGCCAAGCACGCCTACTTCATGCAGTCGGCCGTCGACAACGTGATCGGCCCCATCGTGTGGACCGGCGCGTACAACCAATACCTGGAGGCTGGCCACAGCGAACTGGATGCGCGGCGGCTGGCGGATGCCGCAGTCCGCCAGACACAGGGCAGCACGCTGCCCGAGGACGTGTCCAACATCGAGACCGGCAACGCCTTCGTGCGAATGTTCACGCAGTTCGCCGGGTACTTCAATATGCAGGCCAACCTGCTGGGCACCGAATTCGCCAACGTGATGCACGAGCAGGGTCTGCGCAAGGGCATGGGTCGCGGCGTCTACGTCTTCACGCTCGGGTTCCTGGTGCCCGCCATGGTCAGCGAGCTGATCGTGCAGGCCTTCCGCGGCGGCCCCGAGGACGAGGACAAGGACGGCACCACGATCGACGACTGGCTGGCCGCGCTGTTCAAGGGCAACCTGCGCGCTGGCCTGGCCATGCTGCCCGGCGTCGGCCAGGTGCTGAACGCCGGCGTCAACACCTTCAACCGCAAGCCCTACGACGACCGCATCAGCACGGCGCCGGCCATCAGCATGATCGAATCGGCGGTGTCGGCGCCGCACTCCGTCTACAAGGCAGTGACCGAGGACGGCAGCTCGAAAAAGGCGGTGCGGGACGTGGCCACGCTGATCTCGCTGACCACCGGCCTGCCTGCCAACGCGATCGCCCGCCCCCTGGGCTACGTCGCCGACGTCGAGGACGGCAAGGTCGCACCCACCAGCGCGGCCGACGCCGTGCGGGGCGCCATCACCGGGGCTGCCTCGCCGGATTCGAAGCGCTAGAGCGTACGCGCGAACGGCCCCGCCAGCCCGAGACTGGCGGGCATGACCGTTTCCAGCACTTCCCGCATTGCCGGGCCGTTCGAAGGCAACGGCGTTGCCACCAGCTTCCCGTTCACGTTCAAGGTGTTCGCCGCCAACGAGGTGGCCGTATTCTTCACCAACACGTCCGGCGTGCAGACGCAGCTCGGGTCGGGCTACACGGTCACGCCCAACGCTGACCAGGATGCGAGCCCTGGGGGCACGGTGACGTACCCGAACGCCGGATCGCCGCTCGCCGCCGATGAATACCTGGTGCTGGTGGCGGCCACTCCCGTCACGCAGACCACCGACATCGCCAACGCCAGCCGCTTCCTGCCGACGACGCTGGAAAACGCGCTCGACCGGACGGTGATGGGCATCCAGCAGGTGGCAGAGGTGGCGGCTCGATCGCTGCGCGTTCGCTTTGGGGAGGATACCGACCTGGAGCTCCCCCGCGTAGCCGACCGCGCCGGCACGGTGCTGGCCTTCAACGAGACCACCGGCGCGCCCGAGGCCGGCCCCAACATCGCAGCCATCGAGAGCGTGGCCGATGCGTCGGCCTCGATCGCCACCGTGGCTGGAATCGCCGACGACGTGACCGACGTAGCTGGAATCGCCGCCAGCGTGACCGACGTAGCTGGAATCGCGGCGAATGTCACGACCGTGGACGGCATTGCTGCGAACGTCACCACCGTGGCTGGCGTTGCCGCAAACGTCACTACCGTGGCGGGCGTGGCGGCCAGCGTGCCCACAGTGGCAGGCGTTGCTGCGAACGTCACTACCGTTGCTGGGATCGCCGCGAACGTCACCACTGTGGCTGGCGTGGCGGCGAGTGTCCCGACGGTCGCGGGCATTGCCGCCGACGTGACTGCAGTTGCAGCGGTCGACACCGAAGTCGCCGCAGTGGGCGGCGCCATCTCCGACGTGAGCAGCGTGGCCGGTGCGTTGACCGACATCGGGACCGTCGCCGACAACATCACGGCGATCCAGCAGGTGCTCGCCGCGGCGAACCTGTTCACGACAACCGCGCTGGGAATCTCCGGCACATCGAGCGGCGAACTGTTTGGCGTGCTGCAAACCTACGGCGATGCGGCCGATGTCTACCTGAACTCAGCCGGCACGGCCGTCGCCCAGAACTACACGATCCCGGCGAAAGCGACCGGCTACTCGACGAAGCTGGCACAGATCTTGGAGCGCAGCCCGCTGCTGGCAAGTTCCTTCCCCGTGAATCCCACGATCCTGCTGTCGTGCATCGACTTCATGGACCGGGATGGCCGGTACGTGCCGAACCGGTACGCCACCCAGACGCCGCCGCTCAACCGGATCGCGCTGTCCACCGGCATCATCGCCGGCAATCTTACTGGCGGCACCCCCACCGAGTTCTACGCGAACGGGCCCCAAGGCGGCATCACCGCGAAGCGACTGCAGCTGAATGCCAGTGGGATCTACGACATCTACGTGGGGGTCGTGCCGGCCGGCGTCACGACGATCCAGTGCAAGCTGAAGTCGAACACCGGCGCCGGCGCGCAGACGACACAATTCGGGCGTTTTTCTGGCTCCATGGCGAACCAGTCGCTGACCGAAGGCGCATGGACGACGGCCACGCACACATGGACGTCCGATGGCGTGACCAGCTACCGCCTAAGCGTTTACAACAACACTGGCGGTGCGCAGGATGTCCTGCTGGACGAAGTGCAATTCGTCGAAGGCAGCACGGTGCCTGCGTTCTCCACGGAGCGCTTCGACGGGCATGGCGGGCCCTACTTCCGCAAGCCGAACGCGATACCCCGCACCGGCGCAGCCATGGACACGAGCACCACGACCGCGCCTGGTGTCGTGCAGTTCAACACGTTTCCAACGGCGAAGACCTTCACCGAAGGCACGATGTTCGCGGTCATCAGCACCACGGACACGGCTGCTGTGGCGGGCAAGGTGTTGTGCGGGGAGGGCAACGAGGGCAACTGGGATGTGGGCAACAACCTGGGCAACGCCTACGGCAAGCCCGCGCTGCCCCGCTCGAGCTCGGGCAAGAACCTGCGTATCTCCAGCAAGGGGTATCACATCCTCGTATCGCGATTTAAGGCGAACGCGACCAGCGACGAAATGTGCTTCTTCCTGGATGGCATCCCGATCAAGTGGGCGGCCAACACCCTCGCATCTTTCAGCCGTCACAACTTCGGCCTGTTCGGTGACCCAGCGGGATTGGCCGGCGTGACCGCCGGCGGCCTGCCGTTCAAGGGTAAGACCACGCTTGTCGGCATGCGCGACACGTGCCTGTCGAACGACGCTGTGGACGCGTTTGTCACAAGCCTCGAAGAACGGCACGCCCTCACGGGAGAGCCCGCGGTCGAGCGCTGCAACTTCTGGATCGCCGAGGGCGACAGCATCACCGAGAGCGCCACCGGCTACTTCAGCCTGTTCTTCGACGATCTCCCGGCGCGTTATTTCGGCTGGAACTGGGCGGTTTCGGGCAGCGACATCGCTGACGTGCAGGATCGACGCGCGAGCATCGTCAAGCAGATCACGAAGGCCGCGCTGCACGGTCATAACCCTGTCACCTCGCTACTGATCGGCGCCAACGGCCTGCCTACGATCGCGCAGCTGCAGACCGAGTGGGCCGCTTACCGCGCGGCCGGCGCAAAGGTAATCGCCTGCACTGTCACGCCGAAGAGCGATGCCACGTTCAACACGAACCGCAACGCTCTGAATCTGCAAATTCGCGCCGCCTCCGCCGACTACGACGCCCTGTGCGACTTCGCCGCGGACTCCACCATCGGGACGGACGCAGCAGGCTCCGACGTGCTGAAGTACCCCGATGGTACGCACCCCTCCGCTTCAACGCAGGCAATCATGAAGACCCTCATGGCGCTGGCGCAGGCATCCGTGGCAGTTTGATCTCCGTGGCCTCTTCATCGCGGCCTTTCCAACCTTGTCGCGACTGAAAGGAACCGCGCCCATGACCCCCGAAGACAACGACCGCCGCAAGGCGCCCCGCCGAGCAGACGATGCCGACCCACGCGGCATCGTCTTCGACAAGACGATCAACTTGGGCCACATCCTGACCATGGCGTCGATGATCGGCGCCGTCATGGTGTCCTGGTCGCTCATGGACAAGCGCGTGGTCGTCCTCGAAGAGGCGCGGCAGGCCCAGCGTGACCGCGACCAGGCGCAGGACGCGGCCAACCGCGACAAGTTCGGCGAGGTGCGCGACGCGCTGATCGACCTGCGGCGCTCCGTCGAAAAGGTGTCCGACAAGGTGGGCGCGAAATGAACCAGGGACTTGTGCACCAGGACTATCTCGCCGCGGCCAACCGGCTGCGGTGCGATGTCGCCGCGGTGAAAGCCGTGTGCGAAGTCGAGGCGCCGAAAGGCGGATTCTTCCCCGACGGCACGCCGACCACGCTGTTCGAGGGGCACAAGTTCCACGCCTTCACCGATGGCCGGTTCTCCGAAACGCACCCCGAGATCTCCTACGAGAGCTGGACGCGCGAGCACTACGGCGACTGGCGACGTGAGAAAGAACGGCTGGCCGAAGCCATCGCGCTCGACCGCGAGGCCGCGCTGAAGTCCGCGTCGTGGGGCAAGTTCCAGATCATGGGCTTCAACCACAAGGCGGCCGGCTTCCTGCGCGTGCAGGCCTTCGTGAATGCGATGTACGAGAGCGAGGGCGCCCAGCTGCAGGCCTTCGTCAACTTCGTGCTGCACGAGAAGCTGGACGACGAGCTGCGCGATCGGCGCTGGGCCGACTTCGCGCGCAAGTACAACGGCCCCGGCTTCAAGGCCAACCGGTACGACACCAAGCTGGCGGCCGCCTTTTCGCGGCATTCAGCATGACCTGCACCCGCTGCGGCGCCGACGATCACAAGACGTCGAGCTGCCCCTGGCCGATTCGCTGTGAAAGGACCATGATGAAACGCACCCTGATCGCCCTCGCCGTTGCCGCACTCCTGTCCGGCTGCGCCGGCCTGTCCGTCAACATGGACGCGGCCATCAGCTACCGCAGCGACGTCCCGCTGGGTGAGCGAAAGCCATGAGCCGGTTCGCCACGCCGCTGCGCATCGAGCGCGTCGACGACTTAAGCCGCGACGGCCGCGGCACCTGGCAGCTGATCGACCCGCTGGTGTACGAGTCAGACCTGGCCGGCATCGTGATCGCGGCGCCGGCGGGGTTCCTGACCGACCTGGCCAGCGTGCCGCGGCTGCCGGTTGCCTACCTGATGACCGGCGGGCTGGGGCATGCTGCCGCGGTGATCCACGACTGCCTCTACACCACGCACGTGACCACGCGCGCCGTCGCAGACGACGTGCTGCACGAGGCGCTGCTGGTGCTGGGCGTGCCACGGCACAAGGCCTGGATGATGTGGGCGGGCGTGCGCATCGGCGGCGCCGGCGCGTGGCGTGCGGCGGGCACACCACAGCCCATTCAGCCGATTGTCTCGCTAGCCGATCCGGACTACGAAGCGCCCTGACCGTAGGGAGCTGTCGCCTGCGCGACGAGCATTACGCGCGTGTCGTATTACGCGGCGATGACCATCCGAAACACATCCAGCCGACAGCTCAACAGTAGGCGACTACGATGGCTGTGCGCGTGTCACCGCGCAAAGGTGAAGCCCCGGCAGATTGGACCCTGCCGGGGCTTCGGACGTAAAACCCCAATCGGACGGATTAAGGCAAAACGCCTACAACAATATGTCAGCAGTCAACAACACACAAGCCCGCCTGTACACGGCCTTCGTCTTCAAGCGGGTTCCGGAGGTGCCTGAGTTCGCCAGCAGCGTCATGGTGGCCTTGCCCGGCCGGCACGCGCATACACAAGCCTGGGACGTGGTGTACGCCGCGCTCGAGTCGGGCGACCCCACCATGATCGGCGGCACCATCAGGCCGTGCGAGGGTGCTCACGCGACTGCAGCTCGCGCAGGCACATGGCCTGCCAGGTCCAGTCGGACACCCATTGGCTGGCCGACGGCTGGTGCGGAAAGGGCGGTAGCACCAAGCCCGGCACATCGCCTGGGCGCCAGCCCGCATCGACCATCCGGATCGCGGCGCGAGCATGCGTGTGCGGCAGCTGGGTAAACATCGGGTTGCGGAAAACGGTGCGGAAAGGGATGCGGAAAAACGCTATCTTTTCGAGAGCTAGAAACTGTTGGTGCCGGAGGCCGGAATCGAACCGGCACGGTGTTGCCACCGGCAGATTTTGAGTCCGCAGCCACTTCTAGGATTGGCGCGGGTTGCGGCCTGATTCTTTCCGCATCCACCACGGTGTTAACCAAGAAAAAGCCCCTCTGGAGGGGCCTTTTGCGGAAACGGTTTCGGGCTACTTGCGCGGCAACCGCGGCACGCTCGGGTCCATGATGACGTCGATGCCTTCGAAGCGCCGGACGTCGATGTTCTCGGTGCGGGCCAAGCCACCGTACTTGCTGCATTGCAGCTCCAGCTCGCGCACATCATCCGGGTGCATTCGCAATTCCTTCGGTGGCCGGTTTGTATCGCGCAGCGTGTCCTGGATCTGCTGCAGAGTTGCAGAGAGTAGGTCGGATTTCATCGTCATCACCTCACAGGTTTCAGGTTGTCCGCCTTGCTGCGGTAATGCTTTCGCGTCAACGCCACCGACGAGTGCTGCAGCAGCTTGCTGGCCGCCTCGGCGTCCTCGGCCCGGTCGCTAGCCATCTTGCGCATGTCGCGCAGGAACATCGCTTCGATCTGCCCGGCCAGCTGGTCGTCGCCGTCGGCGCGGGCTTTCGCCGCGGCCTTGGCGCGCGCCTTGTCCCACTCGCGGCGCAGATCCTTCAGGTGCACCGGGAAGCCGTCGGGCGTGGAGATCAGCATCAGGTGGTTCGCATCGTAGCCGCGGCGGCGCTCGACCAGTGCGGGCAGCACCGTCGACAGCGACAGGTCGAAATCCGCTTTCTTGCCGGTCTTGCTGGCCTTCAGTCGCAGGATGTCGTTGGCCGGCAACACGACTTTGATGCAATCGGTAAGGCGCATGCCGGTGGCCGACGACAGGTCCATGACGTCGCGCAACAGTGTCGAGGCCTCGTCGTACACGGCGCCGAACAGCTGGTCGGTCACCTCGAACTCGCGGGCCTGCTCGGGGTTTTTCCACCGGCTGCGCTCCATGCCGTGGGCGGGGAAGGGCAGGGCGGTCATGCCCCACAGGCGGGCCTGGTTCCAGATGATCGACAGCAGCGCGATCTCGCGATTGGCCTGCACCTTGCCCTTGCGCGCGCGCAGGTAGGCGACCAGGTGCGGCAGCTTCGTGGCGTCCCAGGTGGCCGTGGCGAACACCTTGCGCAGCCAGCGCAGGCTCTGGGCGTAGGTGCGGCGCGTGCCCTCGTTGGTGTATTCCGGCAGCCGCTCTTCCTCCCACCGCAGGAACGCCTCTTCGAGGCGGCCCTTCACGCGGGGGCGCTTCAGGTGCAGCTCTTCCCACTTGGCGATCGCCTCGTCGCGGTCCTTGCCCAGCGCGACGTCGGGCTTGCCCTCCGGCCGCATGTCGTACACGTAGTAGACGTACACGCGCCCGGCCTTGCCCTTGCGGACATGGGTGCGCAGGCGGGGGTACTGCGTGACTTTAGGCACCGAGCGCTTCCAAGTTCGGCGCGGTGGACGGCACCACGTTGCGGCCGGCGAGCCATTCGCGCGCGTGGAACCGGGAAACGATCACCCGCTTGCCGTCGCGTCGGTGCGGCACGCTGTGCTCTGTCAGCCACGCCGTCTGCTCGGCAGCGCGCGCGAAGCCGGTGAGGGCCTGCAGGTCGGCGGCGTTCAGGAATTCCTCGCTGGTCATGCCCGCGGCTCCGTGCGCATCGGTGGGTGGTTCAGCGACAGCGCGTACACCGCGGCGAAGTGCATGCCGGCGGGGCTGGTGAACGGGTACGGGCAGGCGTCGTTCAGCGTCTGGCCAGCGGCGGCCGCATCGCGGGCCTGCTGCTCGATGACGTCGCGCGGCGGGATGGGCAGCGTGCGGTCGCCGTGCACCGAGCACGCAGGATTGCGCATCGGCGCCACGCCGTCGTGGCAGGTGCACATCTCGGTCAGCTTTTTGGCGGCGCTGTTGACCACGATCGAAGTCATCACGTGAGTCCCTTTCGTTTCATGCTCTCAAGCAGCAGGTCCTGGACGCTGCGCTTGCTGTCGTGCCGCGCGAGCACCAGGTCGTCGACCGTGTCCTCCGCGACGATGTTGTGGATGAACACCGGGCGGTCGAAGCCGGACTGCGCCTGGCGCACGGGGCCGATCCGCTCGATGAACTGCATGCGCTCTTCCATCGACCACCAGTGGCCGAAGAACGCGGCGGTGTTGCACACGTCCTGCAGGCCGTCGACGCCGTGGCCCATGCTGGCCGGGTGGCCGATGCCGATGCGCGTCTTGCCGGCCTTGAACGCCGCCATGCCGTCGGGCGTGGCCACGTCCACGGCGTTGCGAAAGGCGGCGAGGATGCGCGCGCGGTCGCTGCGGAAGTGGTACGCCACCAGCACCGGCGCGCCGGCCGCTTCCTCGACGATGCTGTCGAGGGCCTGCAGCTTCGCGTCGTGCAGCTCGACGAATTCCTTGTTGTCGTCGCCCACGTAGGCGGCGCCGTTGGCCAGCTGCAGGCACTTGAGCGTGCGCGCCGCGGCGCCGAACGCCTCGATGTCCTGACCGTCGCCTAGCGACGCGAACATTTCGCGCTCCATGTCGCGATACACGCGGCGGGCCTTGGCCGGAAGCGGCACGCGGATCGTGTTGACGATCGGGTCCTTCAGGTCGAACCAGTCCTTGGGGTCGAGCGTCAGACACAAGTCGCGCAGCAGGTGCTGGATCTCGGCCTGCGCTTCGGGCTTGGCTTTCCAGCTGGTGTAGCCCTGGCCGCCCGGCGTGGGGCTGAACCACCGCTGCTGGAAGGCACTGAAGGTACGGCCCAGGCGCTGACCTTGGTCGAGCATCCACGCCTGGCCCCACAGATCCTCCAGACCGTTCGGGCTGGGCGTGCCGGTGAGCTCGATGAACCGGTCGACGTGCTTGTGGGCGACGCGGCCGAGAGCGGCGGCGCGCTGGCCGCCTTGCCGGAGGCGGAAGGACTTCAGCCGCGTCGCCTCGTCGGCCACGATCTGGCGGAACGGCCACCGGTCGCCGTATTCCTCGACCAGCATGGGCAGCTGCTCGTAGTTGCTGGTGTAGATCGGCACGTCGCGCTGCATCGCGCGGCGGCGCTCGGCCGGCGTGCCGACGATGGGGCTCATTTCAAGGTGCGAGAACTGGCGCCACTTGCCGGCCTCTGCCGGCCAGGTGTCGCGCGCCACGCGCAGCGGCGCCAGCACCAGCGTCGGGTGGCTGCTGGTCAGGCCCAGCGCGTCGATCGCCATGAGGGTGCTCAGGGTCTTGCCCATGCCCATGCCAGCGTAGAGCGCGCACCGCGGCACGTCTAGCAGGTGGTCGCGCGCGATGACCTGGTAGGGGCGTGGAATGAGGTCCCTCATATCAGGTCCCACCCCGGCACGAGCTCTTCCTCGTCGCGCTCTTCCCCAATGGGGCCGGCGTTCAGGTCAACCAGCCAGCTCTCGGGCACGCTGCCGGTGATCGTGCGGTGCTTGTGATGCAAGGTGAACTTGCGCGTGCCGATCAGCAGTTCCGATTCCTTGCCGAAAATCATCCCGTCGGGGATGAAAAGCCGGAAGCCATCGACGTGCTGATACAGCACGCCGCTCCCTTTGCTCACCCGCGGACGCGGCGTCTTCCTTCCGGTGAAGCCCGGGCACTTTGCAACGGCTTCCGCATGGGCTTCCAATCGCTGCGGGTCGTTCCGGACGTACCACGTCGACGCGCCATGTTTCAACGTGAGCTCACCTTGCGGCGAGAGTAAGCGGGCCGCACGCGCTGGCTCTAGCCCCCGCGCGATAGCCCGGTCGTACTCTGCGCGCTCTGGGTGCGCGGCGGCCGCGTCCAGCAGTAGTTGCTGCATCTGGTTCATAGCGGCAGCACCTTGTCGATCGAAGCGAAGCTGTCGAACAGGTGCACGGTCTCGCCCAGGTCGCGCATGCGCTTGTGCTCGCGCAGCTGGGCGCGCACGCGGGCCGTGTTCATGCTGGCGTCCGGGGCTTTGCATTCAGCCCAGAAGCATTGGCCTGGCAGCATCACCCGATCGTCGGGCGCATTTTTGCGGCCCATCCAGTTCACGCGCCGGTAGTCGCCGCCGAGGGCCTTCACGCGGTCGTGCAGGTAGTCCTCGACGTCGGATTCGCTGATCTTGCGTGTCTTCATGATCAGAACGGGCAGACCTTCGACAGCTTGCCGGGCATGCTGGTGACGACGCTGAAGTACACGTCGTCCAGATCCTCGTCGGGCGTGCCGGCGCGGCTGGCCAGCTTCACTTGGGCGTCGGGGTTGTTGGCACACATGCCCGACTCGGGGCGGTGCGGGTAGGTGTAGCTGCCGCAGAAACACAGCGGCCGCATGCACTCCATGACGTGCAGGATCATCTTGCGCGGGTCGGTGCGCCGCGTGCGGCACTCCGGGCAGCGGTAGCGGTTCGGGTTCGGCATCACGCAGTTCTCCGCACCTGCCAGCCCTTGCCGGTGACCTTGCGCACGGTGAACATCTTCGGAGCCAGCGCGTACCGGGCACGGCGGGTGGTGCCCAGGCGTGCGGCGTTGGTGACCATGAAGGCGTCGCCAACGTTCAACTGCTCCATGGCCAGACGCTCCTCGCTCTTGACTGCGCCGCCCAGGGGTAGGGGTGCGGGCGCCGCAGCTCGTTCGATCACATAGGTCACTTCACAGCCCTCAGTTCGAGCGGCGCGAGCTGGGCCTGCTGCTTGCGGATGCGCTCGGCACGGCCGCGGTACATGCCCGCCAGCGCGGCGTGGTGTTCGGCGCTGGCCATGTGCTCGGCGTACAGGCGATCGGCTTCGAACAGCTGGTCGGCCAGCACGGTCTCGACGGACACGCGGCGGAAGGCTTTGGGGATCAGGGTCATGGGGTCACCACGTCGAAGTCATCGGCGCTGGGCTTGCAGACGTGCGGCTTGCCGTTCTCGAACAGGCGCGGCTTGATCTGCCCGTCGCCGGCGACAACTTCCTGCCAGTAGCAGTCGGCGCCGCAGCTGCGGCAGGTCAGGTCTTCCTTTGCGAGCCGAAGCGGCTTGCGTCGCGGGGCGAAGTAGCCGAA